TTGATTTTTTTTATGATCTGATTGTATGTTTCACGATCTAAATCAACCTGTAGGCAAGGCCTACGTATAAAGTTTCTTTTTTCTCTTATGATCTTTATATCTTTTGATTCAGTAATCATGAAAGCATTTGGAAAGTAAGTTATTTTCTTACCAGCCAGCTCGATTACCTCGCCCGCGCTCCTGTCGTTTCTATCTTTGTAGAACCACAAGCACATGACTTCTTTGTTTCTATTGATCTCTGTTAGATCTTCGTAGAATTGGAAACCGGTACTATATTTTGAATCGAAGTCTTTCCATACTTGGTGTGAAAGATTGTTTTGATTTTCGTATAGTCTATCGTATTCTTTGATATCAAAAATAGTAGATGAGTAGATGTATTCTACAGGTTCTTTAAAGTAATGCTGTGGTTTCAGTTTTTCCCAATTCATTACGCTGAGAACAAGTTTATCACTTCCTTCTTCCAGTCGTCGGCGTACTCACAATCTCTGTATCCATCAAACCATGGACCGCCCTCGGTGTAGTGTAGTATCTTTGGTGAACCGTCCTTGGGTTCTTTGTACCAACCCACTAACCAGTTGTAAGCATGGGGCAGTGATCCTATCTCTGAATTATCAAGCCATGAAAATCTGTGTAGGAATTTTGGTGTCTGTTTGTTCAAGAATTCGGGTGTCAGTATCTTGTTCTTCTCATGGGCACAGTTCCATAACACCATGCTGGACCAGTTCTTCCTAGGGTAAGCAGTCTGTATCTGCCCATCCATCTTGATGGATCCGTCCTCGGGTGTGTAATCGTGCTGTACACATACCACTGCCTTTGAATCATCACAGTATTGTTCTAGTTCTTTCGCGGGCACTTTCCAAACGAAATCACAATCACAGAACACCGCCCATCCCTTGAAATCATTTAAGTAAGGTACGAAGAACCTAGTGAAGGTGAATTCGGTTGATGCCAGTTTGTCAACGTCTCGGGTGTAGATGCCCTGCTCTCTCATATCATTCTGTTTGAGTGGTTGTACTTCTGCATTAGGATCCCGACGTTTGATCGAATGCTCGCACACTTGATATGCTATGTCCTCCCTGCTGTCCCAACCTACGTAAACTTTCATGATCTTCCTGATAGTAATCTGTGTATTTCCTGCCAATTATTTACTCGTATGACGTCTGGGTGTTCAAAGTCTCTGTTGTATGGGTGGTCGATTAATATGGGCTTTAAACCGTATTTGAGCCCGGCTACAGCGTTGTTTGGCTTGTCCTCGACCCAGAACAGTCCGGTGTCGTGAAACTCCGCCAATGCTGAATCTTTGTCGGCGCCCGTGCCCAGGATGTGGTAATTTGTGAACACGTGATCCCCAAACAGTTCCCCCAGTCTCCGCTTACGCAACTGCTGTGCTGGTATGTCTGACGTCTGTGATGTTATGGGTATGAAAGTCCAACCTTCCGCGGCCAACAACTTAACCCAGGTCTGTGATTCCAACATGGGTCTCTGTGTGCCCATCCATGCGCTCCTATTGAACTCCCTGATCAGTGCTCTGATCTCATTTTTGGTTACACCAAACCTTTCGGCCATTTCATATTCGTCTTGTTTGTCTGGTAGGAGTGTGTGGGGGTAGTATCTGTTGCCAGCATTGTCAAAATAAGATTTTTGCAACATCCATTTAGTGAAGTGATGTTCCCATTCTAACAGCACACCGTCGACGTCGGTCAAGATAATTCTATTATTTTTCATTTTTTTCTAGAACTAAAAACCCGCATTCGTTGATGTCGTGATAGAACGTTTTCCAATCTTTGTTTGTTTCCAACCATTTATCAATGCCCTTCTGTGTGCCAAATATTTTAGGATTTACATCATGGAACGCAATATATTTTTTGGACTTGTTTCCGTGTTTCACTAATTCATTATATGTATGATCCTCGGTGTGCATGGTGTCAATAAAAAGTAAGTCAGTGTAATCTATATCAATTTTCAAATCGTCTTCTATGATTACACGCATGTCAACTCCGATATCGTCGGCTATACTTTTGTATTCTTTTATTGGGAGGTGGTTGGCATAATCGATGGTCACTAGTTTCTTTGGTCTACACTTCAACCAAACAGCAGTAGAGCATCCTTGGTAGTGTCCCAACTCTGTAATTGTGTCTAGGTCTGAAAAAATTTCAACCAACCAATCCATTCGGGTGGGCATGTCTCCTGCCATTTTCCAATAAACATTTTTTCTTGTCTTATTTTTCCAGGAGTTGTACAGAATATCTAAATTACTTGATGTCGGCATCTTCCATTCCCGCCACCCTCAGTTTCACAATGTTGGTTATCTGCCATTGTTTCTGGTCCAGTCCTTTGGTGATGCCCAGCCATTGATTCCTCAGAAGTGCGAAGTCGTTTACAATTTTGGTTAAATCGACCACATCATCTTCGCCGTCAACGTACTTCTCTGCGTCTCGGCTAGACAGTGCCCTGTTGTAGTTCTCTAGGAATTTCCGGAAAGTTTTTGATCTGAGACGCCTAAGTTCTATGTTCAGGTATTCCAGTATTGCTTCAAGTTGCTGTAGTTGGCTGAATCTCTCTTCCACAATCCCGGGTAATGCCGCCGATGCTCTCTCTAGATTGCCGTATATCTTGCACTGCTTCCTTGCTTCTAGCAGTTCCTTGTCAAAGTATGCTACACAATCTGGTATCTTTGCCAGGCTCCTGCTTACTTCACTGTACCAATTAATCATCTTCTCCGTATCCGTCTGAATCTTCTTCGTCTTCTTCGAACACGGTATTGATGGCCTCTTCGAGTTTTGGATCAAACTCACCTGATGCTTTAATTTCATCGGTTTCTACACCAATGTCCTCTAGGCTCTTGATGAAATCAATTGCCGCGTCCAGTTTTGATCTTTCTGGTACGTAGTGTGATATGGAGTTCCAAAGACGTTCTATGTCTTCGTGTGTGAAATCAATCATTATTCCTTAGTTTCCTCTTCCTTTGATACTGTCTTCTTTGCTTTTGACTTTGGTGCTTCTTCCACACTTTCCACTTTCGCTTCAGTGCTTTCTTTGAAGTTCGCCATTATCATATCTAATTTATCACCTGTCCATGCTTTCCTGAAATCGATGTGTTCTTTGCCCTGTGGATCAACATATTTCAGCCTGTTTCCTGTCTGCACCAGTATTCCCTTCTTCTCGAATAGGTCCACCAGTCCGCTGTATGGATCCATTCCCGTGTCATAAGGGATCTTGACCTGTACACCCTCGAATGGTTTGGCATATCTGGTCTTCATGACCTTACAAGCCGCTCGGATACCCCTTACCTCGGATATCTTGTTGCCTTTCTCGTCTTCCTTTAATTTTAATTTCTTCATTGCTATCACGATGGAACTCGCGTAGATGAAACCCTGACCACCTGATATCTTGTCATCTGGATCAAACATGTCCTGTGATGCGTAAGTGTGGTTGGTCGCAATCAACCCAACATTCCAACTACCAAACATGTTCACACAGTTCCTAACCAGTGCTGTCAGTGCCTTGGGTTTCCTACCAAGATCGCCCTTCATGTCTCCCGCTTCAAATTGATTTACATCAGTTGGTGTCAGCATCATGCCCAAACTGTCTATCACGAAAAGAACTTTTGGAGCACCTTCTTTATTATCAGCATGTTGTTCCTTGTAGCCTTTCATGAACTCCGATATGGTCTTGGCCACGTCGTCTACCATTGACATGCTCAGTTTCAGGAGTTTTTCTTCTGACGTGTCAACACCCAATGCCTGTAACCATGTCTCGTCGAGTGCGTTTTCTGTGTCTATCAGGATCACGAATATGCCCTGTGCCTGTGCGTTCTTGATTATGTTTCCTGATGCTATGTATGATTTACCCGCGCCTGATTCTCCCGCGAGCACAGTCACTTTACCTAGCGGGATTCCTTTGTTGAAATCACTGGTCATTAAATAATTAAGAGCGTAGTTCCCAGTTGATATCCAGTCTGTTGGATCACTGAATCCTATTCCCAGACCTTGGATAGATTTTGTTATACTCTTTCTAAATTTTGTTGCGTCAAACACTTTTGTCATTGTTATCGTCCTATAGTAAGATCCAAATGATAACCAATACAACCAATACCCATGCCGGTATTTGTTTGTACAAGATCCATTCGATCGCTTTCTTAATATTGTTCATGTTCATATTATATTACACAAGGCCCACACAGTCAATGCCTGGGCCTTGGTAAAATGTCAGATTATTTCGCTTGTCTTGATCTGATCAGTTTCAGTATGTCTTCCGCCCTCTTGGCA